ATACAGTCACTTTCACGACTGCCATGCCTGATGCAAACTATACAGTTACGACTTCTACCCATACGACTACCAGTTCCGCTGCTGCTGGCCGTGTGATCGAACCCTACGATTTTGCAGCAGGATCGTTCAAATTGCAAGTTGCAGCGTCTTCTAGTGGTGCAGCAGCAGATAGTGCCATTAACTGCTTTGTTGTATTCCGCTAAGACACAGATGGCAGGAGCCTATAATGCCTTTCAAGAAAAGAGTGGCCGCTGCTACTACAGCCGCTGTATTGGCCGCAGCAACGCCTTTCATCGCCAAGTGGGAAGGTCTTAGCCTTGTGGCCTATAAGGACATTGTGGGCGTTCCTACAGTCTGCTATGGGGAAACCAGAGGCGTTCAGATGGGTGACAGATACACCAAGGCTGAATGTCAACAGATGTTGAAAGATTCTGTAGCAGAATATTACGACAATCTAAGACCCTACATGACGAACCCTGACATTCCTATCGGTGTTCAAGCATCTCTCTTGGAACTAGCCTACAATGTGGGTGTCTATTCTGCTGGAACCTCTACCATGATGCGCCTAGCCAATCAAGGCAAATACAAGGAAGCCTGTCAGCAACTCGATAGGTGGGTTAAAGCTGGTGGCGGTCGTGTTCAAGGACTTGTCAATCGTAGGGCTGATAGCAAGGTCAACCTCTGTCTTTCCGGCCTTAAATGAGTAGGAGAGGCTGATGTGGATTCTGAAACTTGTTGGATTGAAGCCTCTTCTTATTGTGGGCGGTGTTTTGGTTGCTATCTTGACTTCCTTCGGAATGATCCAGTATGGAAAAAATATAGCCAAGAAAGACCTGACCATTCAGCAGCAACAAAATTACATAGACACGACGAAGAGGATTGACAATGCGGTTCGCAGGGTTCCTTCTAGCAATACCCCTAGTGCTGATCGTGAGTTCTTGCGGCAGCGTCAACTTCAAGCAAAATAGTCCCGTCTGTGATGGCCTGTCACCATTGATAGACGACCATGTAGATGCCCTTATAGAAGACGGTGGCCCTCGATCCCTCTCGACAGGAAGACGGCTTGTAGTAGGATTTGATGCAGGCTGCGAGGAAGAGTGATGGACTACTTGGATTACATTGTTTCAGGTATTGTAGCAACGGTGTTTAGCGCGATGGCATGGCTTGTAAGGACGGTCTTGACTAATCAAAAGCAGCTACAACTGCTCCAAGCAGAGATACACGCAAGGGAAGAACGTCGAGAAGAAGATCGACAAGCCATGAAAGAGATCAGGGATGACATCAAGGAAATCAAGAGAGACATCCTAGACCTCTACAAAGACCACAAATAAAAAAGCCCCCCTCAGGTTGAATGCCTGAAGGGGGTTTTCTTTTTATCCGTCGTTACCCTCGGTCTCGATTTTAAGCGAGAGACAATAGAGATATTGCTGGGCCTTGTTTAAGATGACTATATCATCCATAAAATACCCTAGTCCGGAATTACAACAGTGGCACAGCAATCCCCGCACTTGTCCAGTCTCATGACAATGATCGACATACAAGATATTTCTTGGCGCATTCTTTTCAAGAACACCACAAATTGCACAAAGACCTTTTTGTTCTTCATACAGTTTTGTGTATTCTGCTAATGAAATCCCATATCTTGTTTGCAACTCTGTGTTTTTTGCACGGTTTTTATTGTCCCTTTTCCATAAAGCTGCGCGATGACTGGCACAAGGTTTACAATAAGAGGACTTTCCGCTTTTCATTTCTCTGTTATCATGATACTCATTTAGCGGCTTAACTTGACCACAATGACGGCACTTTTTACACTCGGAATTGTTCATCCTCTAGCAACTCCTCTAAAAAAGTCCGAACAGCTTGGGTTCCGCATAAACGCCGCAATATTCGGAGAGCCGAATAGACGATTTTTCGTGCATCATAAGCCTTAGTTGTGCCGTCTTTATCTCCCCACCGACAGCCTGCTTTCGTGATATTGGCTAGATGAAAACTGTCTGCCCCCCACTGTTTTTCTGATTTATACTCGATATAATCGTTCAGTGTCGTCCAGTGTGCAGGAAAATCATAGTAGGAAGACGGGCCACCATTACTTTCTATACGAGTGTTTGAGGTTGTCATTTACAGACCTTCTCCTTCAAAAGCGATGATCCACTGTTTACAGATTTCACTACGAACAATGTCTTCAACAGTGAACTCGATGACAGGGATGTTCATGTGGTATTTCTTGGCTAGGTGGATGATCTTGGATAGACCCGATTGTTGATTGATGTCGGACTGTTTGATGTCACCATTGATGACAACCTTTGATCCTTCACCAATCCTTGTCAGGAACATCTTGATCTCAGCAACAGTGGTATTCTGAGCCTCATCCAAGATGATGAAACTATCCTTGAAGGATCGTCCCCTCATGGTAGATAGTGGTGCCATCTCGATGTTTCCATTCTTGATGGCAGTATCCACTACACCTTTTCCCAACTGTTGCACCAATACCTCTAGAACAGGAGCAGCCCAAGGTGTGAACTTCTCGTTCAGATCACCCGGAAGATAGCCAAGGTCTTTCCCAACAGAGACGTTAGGTCTGGTAAGAATGATCTTGTCAATCTGCTTCATGGCATACATGTTGGCTGCGATTGTAGCCGCTATGTAGGTCTTTCCTGTTCCAGAGTATCCACACACGATCACTTGGTCAGATGCCCGTATAGCGTCAATATAGAGGCTCTGGTGATCGTTGAGAGGGACAAGGGAGACAACACTGGCTTTACCCTCGATGTCGGCCCCCTTGTATCTGGTCTGTCGTTTAGTCCTCTTAGGCTTCTCTTCGATCATCGTCCTTGTCCACGATACATCTTCCGAGTGTCCTTTTTGTTGGTGCTAGACCTCTTGTGTGAGGCTTTGATGTTGGTCTGAGAAGTCCTCTTATGCTTGGGTGAGGGCTTCCAAGTCATAGTGCCGATAGCTTTACTCATGTCAGGTCCACGATCTCACAAGTTCCGCCAACACATGCAAAGGTGCTGGTGCCTTTAGACGTATCTTCTTTCTCGTAGTCAGAAAGTTTAGACCAGTCAATCTTCTCAGGCATCACAGACAGAAGCGTTTCATAATCACCCTTGCTACATTCCTGATAAGGTGCCTGTTTGTAGGTATGATCCGAATGGGGAAGGAAGGATACCCCAGACATCTCATCGAAGTGCTTGTAGACGAAGGCACCCACTTCCACCCACTCATGGTCACGAACAGTCACAGTGATAGACGGCTTATGCTCACACCAGTGCCGTTGATAAATCAGCCAAGTCTCAAGCTGCTCGATAGCACTCATGTCATTACGAGTGATAGCACCCTCGGGAGACTTCTGAGGGAAACTGAACACTGTAGTGCTATCAGGCTTCATTACATCAGGTTCATTCGGGATACCTTGATCCTTCATAAACTGCGTCAGGGGGTCTTTATTGTCGCCCCTTACCGTCCTGATGTAATACCTTGAATGACGAGCATGAATACCAGATGCGCTATCCACAAGTTGAGATACTGTTCCACTTGGCTTGACACAGGTAATAGCAGCACTAGCAGGGATACCAAGGCGATCAGACCACTCGCTATTAGTGTCGATAGCAATTTGACGTAGATGTTCAAGGGTCTCTCCAAGACTACGATTGTTCGTCGTCAGAAGTTGATTATCCATGATGCCAGTCAGACTGACACCCAACAGACGTTCTTCTTCCGTATTCTTCTGCCAAATCTTACGCAGATAGGGGAAGTGCGTCAATGTAGACTGAATCGTTCCAAGGATCGTAGCCAGTTCCACCTTACGCTCTAGGTCTGCAAGAGTGTCAGTTGCTCTCACCACGACCTCGGTCAGATTACAGAACTGATAGGGACGCAGGATGATCTCACTACAAGGGTTCGTGCCAAACTCGAAGTTGGGATTCCTGCGTCCATTCTTAGCCGCCTGACGTTTACTTGCAGGACGAGAGAAAATGCCACGTTCACCACTCTTGCTCTCTACAAGGGCCAGCCATTCCCGCATGAAGGTCTCTGCATCAGGCTTCTCAGTGTATGCCACGGAGTTGTTAGCGAGAGCACGTTGACCATTTCCTTCCCACCAATTTCCACTCTTGGCATAACGCATACGGTCATCCGAGAGGTTGGAGAGCGAGATCATGGCAGAACGACGAACACCGCCTACGACAACAACCTCACCGATCTTGCACATGATGTCATGGCACTCGATAGAGTTGAGTTTACGCCCTTTGGCATTCTTGAACTTGTCGATGACGAACTTGAACAATTCTTCCAGAGGGGCAGGGCCAGAGGCTCGACCACCAAAGGTCTTGAGTTTGGCACCAGCAGGACGAACCTTCGACAAATCCCATGTGGGGATTTCCCCTGCATAGAGCATGGCGATCAGCTTACGCAGAGCCTTTGCCCAACCCTCTTTGCTGTCATGCACGACGATGACATCTTCACTAGAGAAGAGTTCGTCAGGGACATCAGGAAGATTGTTGACGTATTGACGCTCGACAGAAAACCCTACACCAGTCCCACACAGAAGGATGAACATGGCCTCATCGAAGGACTTGGGATCATCCACAGGCAGATACGAGCAGTTGTAGCCTGCGGTGTTGTCTCGCTCCAGAGCAGGGCCAGCGGTCATCATGGCTCGCATGGAAGGCATCACCTCAAGGTTGAGGATAGCCTCTTCGATCTCTTTGATGACAGAATTGTCGCTGATTTTGTTACCAACGACGTTTGATGTGAAGCGGCTAACAGTTTCAGGCCAAGTTTCACGACGACCTTCTTTGTCAAGCCAGCGAGCATACCTCGATGTGGCAATGAAGGACTGATAGTCTGTAGGGAGATAGTTGTTCATCTGTCGTCACCGCTTCCTTGCAGTTTGTTACGTTCTTGTCGGGATTTCAGTTTCTCATAGTTCATCTGAGCAATCTCAGACAGGTCATAGCCAAGGTCTTCTGCGAGGTTGGCAATATACCAAAGCACATCACCAAGTTCCTTGGCTACAGCCATATCATCGAGGTCATGCCCATCACGGATGGACTTCTTGACCTTCTCGGCTACCTCTCCAACCTCACCACACAAACCCAAGGTGGGATAAATGACCTTCTGGCTTTTGGGGTAGATGGCAGTCTTTCTTGCTTGTGCTTGATAGACATCCATATCGCCCATGAAAGCCTCTAGCACTGTCTCAGGATCAGGCATTGTCATTCTCATCCTCCAAGATGGATAGGTCAATATAGCCGCTCTCGTCCAAGGCTTCAAGAACTTGGGCCTCTGTCATATTGAAGAACTCCAACAGATATTCAAAGCCATACCTGTCTAAGAGTTTGTTGATGTCGTCTTCAGACATAGAACTTCGTCTCTGTTTGTGGGGAGTTCTTGTCGAAAAGATACCAAGAGACGTTATCCTTACCACTGAACTCACTGGCCTCAATCCACTTCACCCTTCCTACAACCTGAATGATCTTGAGATAGTCAGTGAACTGTCTGGCTTGTTTGGTATAGGCCCAATCCGCATCGAAGAGCAACCAAGTTGGTGCAATGGATGCGAACCTGTCGATCAAGGGATGAAGGAGTTGTCTGGTCCACGGGGGATTTGTTATGATAAAATCCGCCTTGAGTGCCTTCTCATCGATCTCAAGAGCATCCGCTTGAAGGATGTCGATCTTGTGCGGCTCGATGTCCAGAGCCATGACACACTCAGCCCTCGGCCTTGCTTGTTGGATATGACGGATCAGACGACCATCACCAGCACAAGGTTCACAGAAAGTAAAAACCTCTGGCAAATGTTGCACCAGAGGTTCCAAGGCTTTTGCAGGAGTGGGGTAGTAGTCTTTCTCTACCCGTTTGAACTTACTTCTCTTGCCCATCATCCGTATTCCCGTCTAAGGCTCTCAAGAGAGACAAATTGAGGTTCGTAGACACCATTGGATATGTCCCTTTTGATGATGACCCCTTTCCACCAATCTTGATTCGATTGCCCCGCCCAAGCCTCATATCCGCCCTTGTAACAGCCCGCCACCAGTCCGATAATACTATGAGGGTGAGCAGTATCCTTGAAGTAGATACTACGCTTATGGCTATGACCACAAGTAGAAGAATGGTTCCTGTTTTGTAGAAGGGTGTAAGCGTGATGAATGCCACTGACAGGAGAGCCGTAGTTACCAGCACCGAAGTAGTGAGCATATGAAATGCCATCGTAGTCAGCAATGGCGGGGGCCGAATTGGAGTATTCGTGGTATTCGTCAAACCAATGGTCCGTTTGGAGATGGCTGAACGATATACCGAAGCGAGCACCCTCAATCCTCGGATCATGCGCGATAGCTTTTTTGATCCTGTTTTCGTGATTGCCCTCAAAGCCGATACGAAACGGGCGCTTCTTCTTTGTAACTTTGTAACGTCCCCAAAGCCTGTCCATAGCTTCATTGTAGCACTCGATGTCTTTTTGGTAGGATTGGGATACTACAGCCTGAGGGTATCTGGTGTCGTAGGTGTTGAGGGACTTCATGTCGGCTCCATCCCCCAAGTCCACGACATAATCCGGCTTGATGTCTTCGATCAACTGAGCCAGCCAATCGAAACGCTCATTTCCCACTGAAGGGTCAGAATGAGCACAAGTCCAGACGATAGCTGTTTTACCTGTCAATGGTAGGGCTCCTCTTCCTCATCCTCATCGTCAATGATAAGGAAAGGCTTCTTCTGCTCACGGAAGTGGTCGATAACTTCTAGGGCTTCATCGAGGGTCTCGAATAGCACTTCATCATCGATCAGTTTGTTCTCGTCCGCATCCCATACACGACAGACCAGAACGAAGGCTTCTCCATCTTCGTCAAAATCCCAATCGGGGATGTCTTCACACCAGATGGGACCGTATAGAACGTCATAGATCACGATCATTTCTTGTCTCCTTTCAGGATGCTTAGATAGTCTGACATAGGAAGAACAACAAGAGGTTCAAGCCTATCTGCTCGAAAGATCACAACAGGTTTATAGGCCCCATGTGATTTTGCCTGCTCCATCCAACCATAGATGGTCTTGAAACTCTTTGTCCTCTTGCACTCGATCTGAACGCCACCAAGAGCCTTCCTAGCAGCAGGGGACAGTTGGATGTCTTCTCCTTGTGCCCCCATGCTGGTCGATCTCACATCATCTGGTTCAAGATGTGGAAAGGTGTCTAGGATAGCCTTACGGACTTCCTGTTGGAAGGTTCGTCCTTTAGCTTTTGCTGATGCTGGTTTCATGTGATCTCGAAGACATCTGGTTCTTTGTTGATCTTGGTCAGATACACAGGTCCAGAAGAATAAGCAAAGACCCTTACCTCCGGCCAACAGATACGATTGAAGGAGCAATAGGAGCAGTTGGTGTCCAGCTTCATGTTACCGGACTTGCCCATTGGAACCTCATCAAATCCCTTCGGTGGGGGTAGAGGGTCTGATACGATCTTCTTCTTTCGTGCGATCTCTTCTTCCTTCTTGCTCATTTCCTCGGTCAGGTCATAAACCTCGAAGATGATATGACCAAGTGTTTTGTCTGCTACGAGGAACCCAGCTTCTTTCTTGTTAGTCACAAGACTGTCAGACTGAGAGGCCCAAAGATAGGACGAGAGTTGTGAGAGGTATCCAAAAGGGTCGTTTGAACGTAGTCCCCCATCTCGGAACTTGTCCATAGAAAACGAAGAGGCGGATTTGACATCAACCAACATTCCATCGATAACGCAATCTCGATGCCCAACAACACCTGAGACTTCCAAGCGGTCTTGACATCCGACAACGGTATGTCCTGCTGCCTTGGCAAGTCCCAAGAGCAGAGACTCGATAACGTCGCCATATACGAACTTGAACTTAGTGTGGGAAGCCAGTGGAGTGCCGTTATCTGGGATATTTGTTGAATAGTAGAGTTGTCTCTCACAAGGAGTTCCAAGCTGAGAAAGGCGCAGTCTACCCCGCTCTGTTCCTCGATTTCCGCTGAACTGCCTTTGAAACGAGAGTGCAATGTTTGACAAGACCCATTGTGCAATATCATCATCCCACCCTTCGCCAGTAGAAATTGTATTGTAGATGTCTCTGACGAGAGTTTCTGTGGTTTTCATACCGGGGAGCCTTCGTGCCAGTAGTCATAGGATTGGTTCAGGGTTTCTTTCAGTTCATTCTGTTTGTGGGCTTCAAGGATTTTGAACACATCGTCTTCATCAATATTCAAAGCACCAAGCATCAGAGCGTATTTGAAGCCCATCTCGATCAGCTTCTCCTTGGCTTGGTCGTCAGCCTCGAAGGTGATAACCCCTGTGTCCTCATCGTAGTTGGTGATTTCAATCTTCACGGGTTGTTTTTCTTCCATTGGACCCAAATCTCCATGAGTGTGTGAGGAATAACAGGAGCAGGCAAATCAGACTCATGCTCATACATACTGATGACTTGTTGTAGTCCGATCATATCATCCATCAGCATATCGAAGTCTTTCAGGTCTATATCGCTAAGGCTTTTGGACATAGCCCTTTCAGATAGACCATCGATGTAAGCCACCACAGTTGCGTAGTCATCCTTGAGCCTGTAGAGGATAAGACTGTCCATGAAGTCGGAGTTAAGGAAGTCCTTGAACAGATTTACGACAGGATCACTCATCGTCTTTCTCCAACCAGAACCTACAGTAAAAGTAATCCCCATAGTCATCGATTTCACTTTGGGGATATCCGTTCTCTACTAGCCATTCCTTGACATCTTTTACATCGTTTGGGATGACTTTTGGAAAACCGTAGCGCCAACCAGACGGCGGATCGATCATGCGTTTCATTTCACCAGTGCCTTCCAACTTACGGGCCAGATGCTTTCCATTACTTCACTGATCTTCTCAGCGACAAGTCGTGTCTCGTATTGTGTATCAGGCTTCAGACGCAGCTTACACATATTGGCGAAGGCATCAAGTGATCCACTCCAATACCACTCAGTCATGGTAGACAGAGGTAGAACCATCCGTGCTTGTTCAGGTGCCACTCCTGCTAAGATGAGTGCCTCATACAGACCTAGTAAATCCCTATGATGGTCTGACATAGCTTCTGCAAGAGTTGCTTCTCCAAAATGTCCCTCAAATCTTTCGCCTTCTGTATTGAAAGACCCAAGTTCTACGATGCCCTCACTACCTTGCTTCTTATCCTTGCTGCGCCCACGACAAACCTCAGGCACATAGAGCGCAGGCTCATCATCCACATATCGACGACTGACTTCATTCCAGCGCAGATACTCATGCTTGACCAGTTGTCTAGCAACAAAGATCGGAGCCTTGACGTAGAAGGAAGCAAAGCAATGACCGAAGGGACTGTAGTGTTGATGCTCTGCAAGATACTGGATCAGACGGAAGTCCTTACCATTCAGCACAGCAACATAAGCACCACTGCGGTTCTCAAAGAACAAGTCTCTCCATTCTTCCGCATGGCTTTCCTTCTTGAAAGATACCCTAGCCGCATTAACCACGCTAAGGTCTGAACCCATGTGGTCGATGCTTTCCACTTCGATCATTGCTCAACTCCTAGAAACTTGGCTCTTGTTTGCTGATGTCCCATTTTACACACATGGCACTAACGATCTTGTCACTGCCATATTGTTTTCCAGCAATCTCCAAGCCTACTTCCATGATGGAGATATAGCAGGCTTCTTCAGTCTCGAAAGCAGGACCACTGAGAGTTGTGCAGCCGTCTAGTAGACAGACCAGAATGATTGGGGTGAATAACATTTAATATGGTCCCCATGTCTGTTTCCCTCGATTGTCTACACACCCAACATTCTCAATATAGGTGTATCCAGTGGAGACAAGAAAATCAGCAAACATCTGAAGCATGTTCACAAGATCGGCATCCCCATCAAACTCCTTCTGAAGAGTGATCGTTCGCTTACCCTCGTTGTCGTAGTATTCAAGGATGAACTTGTCCATCAGAACCACTCCGAGTTTCCAGCCGTTTCATACACCACAAGATCAGTGATCCCGATCCGCTCAAGGGTGACGATGGTGGCCTTCATACCTTTGTAGATGTTAAGACGCACCTTGGCCTTCGTTCCATTGCCGATCAGACCGTCCTGAATGGTCAGAGGCACAATGTGCTCATCAGCTTTACCTTGACCACCAGCGGCCTTATAGGCTTCCTGATAGGCATTGAAGTCAAAGACAACAGGCGGACCCATCACGCGGCGATCACCAGCTTCATCAGTCAGATATTTGCTCAGGTGAGGACGCTTGGCAGTGTATTTCTTGTAGGACTGACCTTCATGTTCAGCAGGTTTGAAGGCAGGGAAGGCACCAAACTTCTTGGGCATACCAGCCTCTTCCAGCTTCTTCACATTGGCATCATCGAGAAGAAGATCGACCTTATACATGCCATCCGTTTCGCTCAGATCAACATGCTCATTTCCCATGTCCCGGTTCTCAAGGAACACTTTGGGGTAGTAAAGAATTGCATCAACGATAACGGATTTGGATTTAGTGTTAGCCATGTCGGGGCCACTCCTTTGGTTAGAGGGTGATATATAGTTACGATAGAGTCGGTGTCAAGCCCTAGTGAATCTCAGCATAGGTTGACCCGAATTGTGGTGATACATCCAGTTGGATGTTCAGTTTCAGTTTCATGTTCGTCTTGGCTATAGCCTGTTTCTGGATGTCCATAGCCCATTCTTCCTTCCCCTTTTCCACTGGAGAGATCGTCTCATCGTGGAATTGTCCGCAGTTCTGTAGTCCAGCCTTACG